GGTCAGGGTGGGGTGGCCGGAGAAGACGGTGCCACGGATTCGGCCCTTGTAACCGTTCTTCGTGCTGAAGTTGTAGGTCTCTGCGAAAAGGGCGCTGGCGAGGGGCGGGAAGTAACCGCGGTCGAAGGGGCTGGACGGGTGCAGCATGAGAAGTTCGAGGAGGAAGGGGCCGAAGAGGTGGTCGACGTGGCGGATGAGTCTGATGTGCTGGTGAGCGTCGTGGGATGAACCGTCGTAGGAGTAGCAGTTTTCATCAGCGAAGCGGCCGTGGCGGAGGTTGAGCTGCATTTTGACTCCGAGTTCGTGCTCAGAGTAGCCGGAGATGAAGCCAGGTTCGACGAGTTTGAGGAGTTTTATCATCAGTCGAGCGTAGAAGGCCCCGACGGCTTTCATTTCGGGCGAGGGGTTGAAGATCATCCGGGGCCGGCAATCGGCGAGCTCGTCGTAGTGGACTTCGTTGGTCTTGGAAAAAAGTTCCATGTGCGTGTTGATGCGGCGTTTTTCGCGGAAGCGCTCGAGCCCGAGGCGGTAAATTTTCCTCTTCGATGGCTCAACGGCTTTGAGGAACTCGTCTACAGAAAAGTCCTCGGGCTGGAGAAGGCGGGCGCCGAGACGAAGGTTGTCCTCGTAGAGTTCAAAAATTTTCCGGGTAAAAAGGCCGAAGGAGAGGGCGACTCGAGGGTCGGGACGGGAGGGAGAGTTGAAGCCGCGGGCGAAGATGGCGCCGGTGATGTTGTACGCGCAGGAGCCGAAGTGGACAGGGTCTGGGACGGGAAGAACCTTCTCGTAAGTTCCTCGATCGCACGAACAAGTTTCCCGACCGCGTTCGAGGAGTTGGAGGTTCGCGTTTCCGACAGGATGGCAGAATTTCTTTGAGAGAGAGGGGTCGAAGTGGAGGGAGCGGACGATTTGTTCGGGGACAGGTTCCTGGGTGCGGCCGAGTTCGTAGCGCCGGGATCTGGTGTAGCTGGCGTCGTCGGAGTGCATGTTAAGGCGAACGATGTTCAGAGATTCACCAGAGGTCCAGGCGCTAATGCGTCGGAAGAAGAGACGGAAGCGGAAGGTCCAGCCCATGGGGCGGCTGACGGCGTTGCGGCCGCTGTCGACGGCGGCGTTGCACCTGGCTAGAGCGGCGATTTCCGCGTTCTGCTCACTGCACCTTTGGTTCCAGTACAGGAAGTTGAGCCAGGCTTCCTGGTCGCTGAGTCTGTAGGGGCTGGCGGGGACCTGAACTTTCTGGCGGTATTTCGCCAAGC